AAATCACTGATTCGGCATTCGAATCACAAGATTTTGTTATATTAAATATTTAATGATATATGGCTGAAAAAAAGATATCCTATACGGTCCGAGATTTTCAAGGAGTAAGATCTGAGTTAATAAATTTTACAAGAACTTACTATCCTGATTTAGTTCAGAACTTTAATGATGCTGGGATTTTTTCAGTAATGTTAGATCTTAACGCAGCGGTAACTGATAACTTAAATTATCAAATTGATAGAAGTATTCAAGAAACCGTATTACAATTTGCTCAGCAAAAGAACTCAGTTTATAATATTGCAAGAACTTACGGTCTTAAAGTACCAGGTCAAAGACCATCAGTTGCTTTAGTTGATTTTTCAATAACAGTTCCTGCTTTTGGGGATAGAGAAGATATAAGATATTGTGGTATCTTAAGAAGAGGATCTTTGGTTAATGGTGCAGGACAACCATTTGAGACTGTTTATGACATTGATTTTGCATCACCAATTAATGCTGAAGGATCGCCAAACAGATTAAAAATACCAAACTTTGATTCAAGTGGTAAATTAATAAATTATACTATTGTTAAAAGGGAAGTTGTCGTAAACGGTGTTACAAAAGTTTTTAAAAGAACAATTACGGCTAATGACGTAAAACCATATTTAGAATTATTCCTTCCTGAAAAAAATATATTAGGAATAACTAGCGTTTTATTAAAACCTGGAACACAATACTCTACAGTTCCGAACCCACAAGATTTTTTGAGTTTAGGGCCTGAAAGATGGTATGAAGTAGATGCTTTAGTTCAGGATAGAATTTTTGTTGAAGACCCAACTAAAGTTTCAGATCAACCTGGAATTAAAGTTGGAAGATACATCACAACCTCAAATAAATTTATTTCTGAATATACACCACAAGGTTTTTGTAAAATGACTTTTGGTGGTGGTAACATTTCAGCCGAAGAACAATTAAGAGAATTTGCTCGTGACGGTAAAGGATTTGATTTAAGTAGATATACTAACAATTATGCAATGGGTGCGGCATTAACACCAAACACAACTTTATTCGTTCAATATAGAATAGGTGGTGGTTTGGCTAGTAATGTTGGTCTTAATACGATCAATCAAATTGGTACAGTTTCATTTGCAGTTAATGGACCTTCTGATTCTGTCAATAGAAGTGTTATTAATAGTCTTCAGTGTAATAACGTAACCGCTGCGATTGGTGGGGCTAATTTACCAACAACAGAAGATGTTAGAAACATGGTTTCATTTAACTTTGCTGCTCAGTACAGAGCTGTAACAGTTAATGACTACAATTCATTAATAAGAACAATGCCGTCTCAATATGGTGCACCGGCAAAAGTTGCGATTACTGAAGAAAATAATAAAATTAGAATTAAAATGTTATCATATGATACAAACGGTAGTTTATCTAATGTTGTATCAAATACTTTAAAACAAAACATTGCAAATTATTTATCTAACTTTAGAATGATCAATGATTACATTTCTGTTGAAGCGGCAGAAACTATTGATTTAGCGGTCACTGTCGATGTGGTATTAGATAATAGTCAAAATCAAGGTGCAATCATTTCAAAAACAATCGAAATCATTAGTAACTTCTTCAATCCATTGGTTATACAGTTAGGTCAAAACGTAAATATATCTGAACTTAGAAGATTAATACAAGCCGAAAATGGGATAGTTAGTATTTCTAATGTTTCTTTCTTTAACCAAGTAGGAGGTCAATATTCTTCAGCACAAACATCTATGCCTTATTCAGATCCTGTAACAAGACAAATACAGCCTACGGCAGATACTTTGTTTGCAACTCCAACACAAATCTATCAAATTAGATTCCCAAGCAAAGACATTAATGTAAGAGTATTGAACTTGAAATCCGTTAATTTCTCATAGGGATTTATTTTTTTTCAAAAGGGACTATTTTTCTATGAAAATAGGAAATAAACTATTTATGAAAAAACGATTTTTTTAATGCCAAAATCATACAGAATAAGAACCGAAGTTGGTGTTGACAAGTACATCAATGTAAATTTAGAACAAGATTGGGAGTCTTTAGAAGTACTCTCACTGAAAATACTTGCGAATGATGTTTATACAAGAATGTGTGCCGACTACGGAGTTGTGGTTGGTAGAGTTTTTGTTAATAATGGTTTTGGTTTACCAAATGCTAGGGTTTCTGTTTTTATTCCTCTTGATGATGCAGATGAATTAAACCCTGTAATTTCAGAATTATATCCATATAAAACAATTACCGATACTAACGAAGATGGTTATAGATATAACTTACTTCCTAAGTTACCATCATATAGAGGACATCAATCTACAGGATCATTCCCAAATGTGTCTGATGTATTAATGGATGACTCATACATTGAAGTCTACGATAAGTATTATAGATTTACTGTTAAAACTAATGAGAGTGGTGACTTTATGATTTTTGGTGTTCCTGTTGGAAACCAAACTATTGTTATGGATGTTGATCTTTCCGATATTGGATGTTTTTCATTATCACCACAAGATTTAATTCAACAAGGATTAGCAACAGAGTCTCAAGTGAATGGATCCACATTCAAATCCTCAACGAATCTAAGAGAGTTACCACAAATTAAAAATTTAGTTTTTGACGTTGACGTATCTCCTTTTTGGGGAGATCCTGATTTATGTCAAGTTGCGATAACACGAGTTGATTTTGATTTGACAAAATTAGCAAACATTAATATACAACCGACCTCAATTTTCATGGGGTCAATTATATCCACAACAGATGATGATGCATTAAAAGTAAGTTGTAAACCAAAAAACAATACAGGAAATCTTTGTGAAATAGTTTCAGGACCTGGCGAAATTTTGGCAATTAGACACACAATCAATTCTGACGATCAAGGATTACCAATACTTGAACAATATCAAATAGAAGAGGAAGGAAAAGTTATCGATCAAGATGGAACATACCTATTGAATGTTCCTATGAATTTGGATTACGTTTTTACAAATGAATTTGGTCAACAAGTATTATCTGACGACCCATCAAAAGGTATCCCAACAAAAGGTAGATATAGATTTAAATTTAAATGGCAAAACGAACAAGGTTTACAGGGTAGTTTCCAAAGAGCCAATTTTTTAGTTCCTAATGTTAAAGAATATGGATGGACAAATTATACTGTAGATCCATTAACAAATAACACACCCTCAACATACCCTTATAATTTAGGTGTTGGTGTTGTCACAGGATCTACAGTTGTTTTTGGGACGGCACAAGGATTGGCAGACCCAACAACAACCAATGTCCAATCTTATATAATATACATAAATGGACAACCATATACAGGAACTCTAAACGCTATTGAAATAACACCAGGAACACAACTTCAAATTGTTGCAAATCCTGTTGACCCATCTCAACCACAAGTTATAACATTTAAACAATACCCACAAGCTCTATTTGATCTTTACAGATCATATGCCTTTAGTACCGATTGGGATGATTATGTTAACAAACAAGAAGCAATCAATTGTGAAGATACCTTTTACGAATTCCAATACAATAAAGTCTATACAACGGCAATGTTCCTTGATAGATATAAAAACGGAATTGGAAGGGCAAAACATTTAGGTATAAAAGAAATTGACAACAGAACTTGTAAATCAACTGTTAACACTTTTCCAGTAAACGACATCATAAGGAACTTTGACCCTATCTTTTTTATATTCAATGTACTTGTTAATATTTTAACATTCCCAATTTTGGTATTGTTATTTGTCGCCCACTTGATTGCGTTATTGTGGCCTGTATTGAAATACTTGTTATTATTCCTTGGACCATATATTGTATATCAGGGTGTTTCTGCGGGAATAGATTTAGTTTATTATATTACTAGTCTTGGTGATTTTGCACCATTAGGAGGACCGGTAATTTCAATTGGTACTATTTTACAAATTATTGCTCAAGGGTTTAAAGTTATAATTCAAGTCGCAGCTGGTTTGGCATTTACATATTTTTATACAAAATTTTTAATTGAAAATACTCAAAATGGTAGAATAGACAATTTCCCAAGAATTGGTCTACCTATGATTGCATACCCTGATTGTACAAGTTGTGATTGTGATTGTGGGACCGCTAGTATGGATGATGATTTTGATGCAAATACTTTAGCACAAGAACAACAGGAAATTCAAAATAGTTTACAAGACCCTTCAAGCGGACTTGGGTTTGATGTAGTATTGACTCAAACAAATAGTGTAATTGCGCCTGTTAATTCTCCTGGATCATACGATGTTTCCCATCCTAATTTTGAAAACGATGATAATGGAGACGACCCATTCCAATGTGGAAGTACGGGCGGATTCAAAAGTTTTGAGTCATTATTAGGACAAAACGATATTAGCACTGCGGTTGCTGTAAAGGCGGCCTTGGATTTCAAAAGAATAATTTCAGGTTATGATGTATTATCATCAACTGACCCAAATAAACTATATAGTAACGAAAAATATTTGTTACATGCACCTCAACCGTTTTTATGGTCTGCAAACAAGCAAGGGGGTGGTATTGCAGACGAAAGATATTTTGCTTACCCAACAACGGCAACTTTTCCACAACAATTAAATCAATTCAATACAAGAGACAAATATTTTTCAGGTGTAAACCAAATTAAAACAACTGTTAACCCGATTTCAGGGTCAACACCATTTTTTGATCAAGTTGTTGTTGTTTTGATGAATTCAGGAACCGCAGCATCAATTACACCTGGAGGTATTTGTTCTTTCCAAGATCCAAACTATATGGATTCAGGTTCTCAGTTTAGAATGAGAAACCTTACGGGTGCAACACTGAATCAATTTGGTAACAATGCAATTACAGGTTTAACAACCACAGGTGTTACAACATATACTGTTAATTATGCAGACCCATCTAACTCAAATGGAACATCAAGTTTACCGGCAATAATTTATATTGATCAACCACAAGTTAGTCAAGTTGCGGGAACTATAACACAAGAACAAAGTTTTTTACAATATCCGACAGATATAGAATATTTCCAATTGTTAACTGGTTTAACTGTAACAGACTTTGTAAACACTTCTTTAGGAACATCAGGATATTACAAAAGTGCTTATTTAGAACACAATGTACAATTTAATTATCCAATATGTAATGGAAATAATGTGCCTATTTGTCCTTCTTTTGGTCCATACACAATCCAAGACGTTTTATACACTATGCCAAATTGGCAAAATTTTGAAGTTTGTATTTTTGTTCGAGGTGTTGACCCTCACACCGCACCTCAAACAATTTTTTACGACGTGTCTAAAATATTTGGTCATACTTCGTTCAATGGAAGTGTAGTGATCAGTGGTAGTTATTATTTGAATGTACCAATACAAAGTTCTACGGTATCTCAAAAACCTCAAACACACAATACAACAAATAACAATAATGTTAAATTGTATTTTCCATCTTATAATTTTACAATTACACCACCAAGTATCAACCCAAACAACTATAGCGGTTTTACATCAAATTTACCTTATTTTTATTTAAGTACTGATGACACACCATCATATACACCAACACCTGGATGGTTAAATGTATCAACACAAACACAAGGATCTCCTTTTGTTTATGTTGACTCGAGTTCACAATATACTTTACCAAGAAACCAAGCAAATCCAACGACATATGTTGGGGGTGGTGCGTTTTTAGGATGGGTTGGTAACAATCCGTTTTCATCAAACATGTTGACTGATACCGCAATATCTGACGATAATCAAAAGAAACAATATTATAACACTAATGCGGGATATTTTCAACAACAATCTTCATGTGGAGGAAATGGTAATCTAAGTTCTTTATATTCTCCGGCATATTATAATCAATCTTTTTCACCTATAAATTTTGTTAATCCACTTCGTATTATAATGAGAAGTGATAGGTTACCAACCTCAACAAGAGTTGAAAATGGAGCAAGTCCTACAACAGGATATGCTTTACATCAGAACAACAATTTTGCGGTTTATACTGTTAGTGGTGAATTAGAACCACCAACAATAACTGCAGGTGCTGACTTACCATCAGGTGATAGTTTTGATGAAACTGGACCAACTTCAGCTTTAACCTCTACTTTAACATGTGAAGGTATGGTTCCTCTAGAGTGTTATAGCGGTTCAGGAAATAATGTTGGTGTAATACCTGCAGGACAATGTTCTATACCTGAAAACAGGATGATAAATGGATGTTACTGTCTTCTTAATAAAAAATATGTCAAAGAGTATGGTTCAGATGTGAGATTATTTTTAGAATGGAAAGTTAGATTTACCATGAACTTTGCTGCGTGTAGAGGAGTTTTTGCTCAAGTATTCCAAAACAATTGGATCAACGGAGTTCTTTATATGTTTAATTTTAACAAAAGACAAACATTCGGTGTTAATCCATTGATACCAAATTATGATTATTGTACTGATGTTATTGTATTTGACGACATTAATAATAGTTTTTTCTACAGATCATCTCCTTGGAATAAAACCATCCAACAATTTATTGGTAAGAATAAACCACAAATTAATCCATTAATACCACAAAGATTGGCAACATTCCCAGGTTTTGGGTATAATGATAGACAAATCCAATTTCCAACCACACTTACAGATTTAGGACCAAGAGACTTTTTTATAAATGAGATCTGTTGTGGGGCTGGTGAAAACGGGTTTGGATCCTATTATGCTGACCAATTAAAATCTACCTCATATCAAGATAACTCAGACATTATCCAACTTGGGTTTTTATCAAGAATATTGAATGAAGGTGTAAGACAAAGAATATTACCAATAGGACAAGGTCAAAATAATACTGAGGGTAAAGGAATTGAACAATTCTTCAATAGCACAAGGGGAGGATACAGAATAGACGGAGATTGGGCACAAATGTTATCAATCAACTCGGAATGGAAGGTTTTACCATTTATAAGTGAAAACCTTACAGGACCAAATGCTAATGATTTTATTTTCTTTGGTGATAATTATTATCCTGCAACCCCTCCATCAGGGGCAAATGATATAAAACCTATTATGGGACTATTTTTCCAAACCCCTCTTGAAAATTTAAGATATAGAAAAATCGAATCACCAGGTATTGAAACGTATAACTTCAACCCATTAATTCAAAATTACTTTGGATATGGTAAATCACAAGTGGTTCCACATTACAAGTGGAGTTTAAAACAAAGTAACCCAAGTCAAAACATATTTGGAACCGAAGACAATAATTGGTATACAAATGTTGTTGGACAAGGTTTCTTTAAGAAAAAATACCAAGATTTAGATTTTACAACTTTGGGTGAAAAGTATATTACAAGTACCACTAATTTAGGTTACATCGCAAACTATACGTTGGCTGGTGTACCTGAACCACTTATACCACCTACAGTTGTGAATCAGGGACAACCTATTGGTAGCGCAAATCAAGCAGTAGTTGTCGGAGCACCTTACCATTTCTACTTTGGTTTGAACAATGGTAAAACTGCTTTGAATAGATTCTATAAACTTTATGTAGCAACAACAGAAGAATGATGACAGTAGATCCATCAACAAGAATAATAGAATCAACGCAGAGATATAAATCGGCACCAAAAGTTGATCAATTTATAAATGTACCGTTCGCTCAAACTTCAAAAGACTTAATCGAATATGATAGAAGTGTTGATTTGAGTTTGGCAACTGTTTTTGATGAAGAAAGACAAGCGTCCACAATATTCAGACCTGTTACCAAATTTACGGTTTTATTTGAAAACGCTTTTACCGGTTCAACAAAATATGTTCCATATAGAGATAATCTATATTATACAAATGAACTAAATAACGCTATTCTATATTACCCATCAGGAAATTTTGGACCAAATCCATCAACAGTCCAAACAGTTCAGTGGACAGGATTTCCACAATATTATGAATTCGATTTTATACGAACAGATAATGATGTAATTGGTTATACTCAACCACCAAATAATCATTTAGATTTTAAAAACGTAAGTGCAACAACTTACAATTGGAGTCACTATTTAAGTTATGCTTTTATAAATGATTATAATAAAAATTTATTTGCCGTTGAACCTAATTCTCAAATTAATTGGTCTTGGGTTGCGTCAGATGGTTTACCATATTATATAATGGTGGGTAATGATTTGAACGGTCTAAATATAAAATTTAAGTGTCCTGTAGAACACGGTTTGCAAGTAGGTGAATTTGTTTTACTATCAACTAACTACAATGGAACAGAGATGTTCCAAGTCTCAAGTTTAGGAGATCCTGGAGATGGATCAGACGCATTTATTTTTAACATTAAAAATATTGGTTATACAGGAACAACATTTCAAACAAACTCACAGGGTACTTTCAAAAGAGTTATAAACGCAGCAAACTCTGCAGATACAGTAAGTGAATATTATGTACGAAAACATAGAATATTAACAAACCAAGAGTGTTCAGTTTTAGTAAACGCAGGGTTTGAAAGAAATATTTATGGTGATAAAAAAAAATGTGAGGTAAAAGTCTTAACACCAAATAATAAAGCGAGAGTTTCAACAAAAGAAGGGAATAGGTCATACACTCTTTCGTTTAACTGTGATATTGATATACAACCGTTAAGAGATAATCAAGGTAGACCTTTGAGTGAATTATTTTTTACGTCAATTTGGAGGGGATATTTTGGGTGGACAAAAGATCTTAAACAAGGATGGTACTTCAATACATTCTTAGAAGACAAAAAACCACAATCATGGTGGGATGACAATAACGTTAATTCAAATGCGATTGTTAATCAAAACAGTTATGTTTCATTGTTAGGATCGGGACCTTTCTTTTATAATGATTTTTTACAATCTGGAGATACAATAGATGGTGATTATTGTGAATGGAATAATTATGAACAATTTGAAAGAGTTATATCTTTATATCAACATAAGATAAAATATAACCAATCATGGTTCACACTTTATAATGAATTTATACCAACAAATCAACCTGGTTATTTTTATCAACCACATAGTGCAATACAGATCGCCGCTTTCTCTGACTATATAGAGGAAGGTAGTTCATCAAACGTTGTTGGTATTCCTGATTACGCTTACTACTCTACTATGGCAGCATTATTCAGATGGAGAGATAAATATCCTTATGGATTTATTGATACTGATGGTATTGGTGTTGATTACCCATTTTTAAACAATGCTCATTACCCTTATAAAAATACAATTTTTAGAATTACTCCTGAATTATATAACATACCAAACGATTATGCAATTTCAGGTTCGGTTCCATTGAACATAACAACAATAGCAGAACCAACGACAGATGAATGCGAATAGAATAAAAATATTAAAAACCGAACTTGAGCAGTTTGTTAATATACCAATTAACATGCAATGGGATTTCACGGGAAAAGATGATGCTATTGATGAATATGAAGTAAGTGTTATTGATCAAGTTATTGGTCCTGCCGCAGACTTCGAAATCGCAAGATTTTCACATAACGTATTTCAAAACCAAGATACAGGAATTAATTATGAATTTTATTTTTATGATGATTCGCAACCAATAACCGCAAATACTGTAGGTAACTGGAATATTTCATATTTGAATAATGGATTTACTGCAGAAGAAATTTACTACTACTCAAAACCATTCACCAAATCCTTTTTCAAATTGGATTTTTATGATACTGCAGATGAAAGAGATCAACAAATTTATTTATCGGTAATTTTACCTGTACAACAAGGGTTAACTCAAACTGTTGTATTATCACCTTTAGTTCCACCTGTAGATATTAAAAGACCAAAAATGGTTTTAGATTATTTAGGTGATAAAGAAGGTTTTTTTATTTATTGGTTAAGAAGTAGAGATTTTATAGATGTGGATACTTTTTATGTTACTGCGAAATTTTTTGATGCTAGATTAGGAGTTTTTAAACAAATGACTAACACAAGACAAGATTTAATATCACCAACCAAATTTACTTTTAATAATGCTGACTATTTCTATTATAGATACAGTTTAAATTATACGACTAAAACTTACGAGGTATTCTCCACTTCAACGAACTTAAGAGTTGGGGACGGATTATCACCGATAAAATGGTATGAATATGTTAATCCATAATGGAATTACAACAATATAATTTCATAATTTCACCTGAAAACATCAAGAGTGATTTGGTATTTGTTCCTTATACAGGGGAAACAGATATAACAACAATCATAGATCCTTGTTGTTTAACGGCATCTACATTCAGTGCGACAACAACAGGAACGACCGGAGTTTACTTACCAATGGATTATGTATTATCGGGGAATACAGGTGGTACATCATTTCTGACTGGATTAACAGTCAATCTGATGTTTACAGAATCAACAGTTGACATTGGGTATTATTCACCAACGGATGGTTTAATTTTACAACTTGATGTTTTAAATAATTTTATTGCAACTGCAAATACTATCAATCCATATACTTTCACGTTTTATAACACTTCTGACTTAGAGTTAATAAAATTCTTACAATTAGTAACTTATACTTTGGATTGGGGTGATGGATCCGCACCACAGGCTGTTTTAGGTATTTCACCAATAACTCATACATATCCTGTTAGTCAAACATCATACACAATAACCCTTACGGCAAATTCACCATGGGGTATATCAAAAGTACAAAAAGATGTTATTGTACCTTATACAAATGCAACAATACCAAATCCAAACGGATCGATAACTTTTTATCCTGCGGGAGGTAATTGGTCTGCAACACCAATAAGTTATGATTATATTTTTACAGGAGACTCAAATACGAACATAAATGATTATTATTCCTACAATTACACTTCGGTTCCATTTCCAATAACAGGTTTAACCTTATCTTCTGTTAACGACTTAGCACAATTTGGGCCCAAAACAAATTTATACGACGGTAAATTTAAATTAGGAGTCCAAGTAACGGGAACAACAGGTGCGATTGGAACATATTGGGGGCCAGATCCAAGTAACTCATATACAGCTTATACCATAAATGGTATGACTTATTTAGATTACGAAGAATATACGATTTATGTTACAGATTCTTACGGTTTAGTTCCTGGTGACATTGTATTATCGGCATTAACAAAAAACGAAGCATTATTAAATGTTATTGATCAACCTGAAATTATAACTAATGTTTATGTTGAGAGAGGTAAATACACACCATTAGAAAATATACAAAGAATTGGTGAAGTTGATAATGTAGGGGACTTAGAAAAATACGGATACAAATATTTCAACATTGAAAAAGTATCAACATAACTATTTATAAAATAAAAAGAAAAAACAAATGGCTACAGGTAATTACGGAACTATTAGACCAGCGGATGTCAGTCCTGAAGACGTGGAAATCGTTATGGTTTATACACCATCAAGAGATGACACACAAAACTTCATTTTAACAACATTGAATGCTCAAGATGTCTTAAGACCATATTTTAATAATAATGCAACAGGGGGTAACACTGTTGAAGTTTTAGGTGGTTTGTATAGTCTTAAACTACCGGCAGATCAGTTCACAAGTTTAGGGATTTACACTCTAATGATTAGACCCGCACAAATTAGAACAACTATTACTGATTGTGGTGTTTTATCTGCATTACCAAATGTTAAAGGGATAGTAATTGATTTAAATAATGTCCCAACACAATATAGAAATAAGTTTGTTAATCAAGGACTTGTAGGATTTAGAGTTGAATATTTAAATCCTGATGGGACAAAAATTCCTAACTTCTTTAGAATAATAACATCTTCATTCTATTGTGAACCAGTTATTCAAAACTTAACTAACACAATTCAAAAATCTATTAGGTATAGATATGTGGAAGGAGCGACAAATCTTTTATTTTGTACACTTTCACCATCTTCATCACCAACAAACAAACCAAGTGCAACACCGTATATTGGACAACCTAATCAAAGTATTATTATAAGTAACACTTATTTTAACCCAATATCAACAGAGATTGAAATAGTTGATCAAGATATCTCAACGTTGGCAATAGCACTTTATGGTAATCAAACTAAATCTATTGAGGACGGTATTTACACAATCTACGATGCTGACAATAACATCTACCAACAGTACAACTTGTATGAAATTAAAGATCAGTTCAATACTCTTCTTTATGAGGTTAGACAAAATCGTAATGAAAATATCGATTTCTCTAAAGCTTTTAATAATATTGTCGCTTAATGGCCACACAGAAGTTTACTTGTCCACCTCAAAGTAGTGCCGCCAATGAATTCTCAAATAATTTGGTTGGAGTTCAGTTAGTTACTGGAGGAGGTTTAACGCAAGCAAATTTTAACTTTACAACAAACATATCTGAAAAACAGAATAGAACATTTAATATTGGTACGTTTTCAGATCCGATAAATCTTGAAAGTATAAACATTGATAACAATGTTGAAGCCGCTGAGATTTTAGCCAACAACTATAGAGTTTACCCAAATTATGATTTATCACAAGTAACAAACTTTACTCAATATGGTTCTTTGGTTAAAAGATTTTCAGTTTCAATAACTAAAATAATCAACTTTTATCCTGCAGGATTAGAGGTTTCACCAAACACAAACAAGTTTATAACTCAAGAAACCGCATTTAATATTACTTACGATGCGGTTGAAAATGATACAACATTTGAAGTTTTAATATCATCAATTAGAAATCCATTTGATATTGATTATACTATAAATGCAGAGACAAATATGATGTTTAATGAGATGGAAGTTTCATCTTTGAGAAACATGAAGTTGGAGTATAAAAAATATGCGTTAATTCTTAATGGTAATGAATACCCTGTTAACTATTTATACCCAACCACAAATAACTCGACAACATTAAAGTTAATTGTGGATGGAAACCCATTCGGGGGTAATGCAATATCATATGATTATATAGTTATAA